TCCAAGCACTCACCAAAGAAGTCGAAAACCTAACCACGCTCGTAGAATGGGCCGAAGAAGGGTTGGAGAATGAAGTTGAGTACGACGATAATGGTGACGAGTACGTAGCCAAGGATGGGGATAAAACCTATACCAAAGCCGACCTTCGTAGAATTCGAGCAAACGCTCGTAAGGTTCTCCGCAAGGACGCACCCGCGAGACAGAAATGGATCGAGGAGCGTACGCAAAGTGATCAACACGCAATCCAAACATTCGACTTCCTTAGTGATGGCGAAAGCGAGGACTACAAGTTGTTCATGCAAGTGAAGAGTAACCCACTCTATCAACCATTAGTCGAGCATTTGCCCAACGGCAACTTTGCAGTCGGCTTGATGATTGAGGGAATGAAAGCACTCCAAGCACGCCAGGTCAATTCGAGTAAACCGAAACCAAAGCCAAAGGCTCCCGTTGCTTCAGTCGAAGCAGGAAGCGCCAAGCCAAGGACGGAGAACTCGCAACGAAAGAAAGCATTGGAATCGGCCAAGGCAAAATTTGATAAGTCCGGGGACATGGGAGACTACCAACACTATCTTAAACTCAAGCGGGCAACCGCATAATTTAAAAACTCAAGGAGGATACATTAGATGGCATCAAGTACATCATATAACACTGCTGGCAATCGCGAGCAGATTTTAGACATTATCACCGTGTTAGAACCGGAGGCTAGTCCCCTGGTCAGCATGATGAAAAAGGGTAACGCAACTAGCACATTCGTCGAATGGCAGGCAGATAAATTAAGCACGCCTGATTTTTCGGGAATCGGGGAAGGCGAAGATGTTGGCTCATTTAAGAATCAAGCCGAGGATCGCGCTAGACTTGGAAACTATGTTCAAAAGTTTCGCGACACTTTTCAAGTTTCCGATATACAGCAACTCGTTGATACAGCGGGAGTTGCATCCGAATTCGCCAATGCCGAGTCCAAAGCTGTTCGCAACGTTAAGCGTTCAATCGAAAGTGCATTCTGTTCCGCACAAGATCGTCAAGCCGAAGCCGGAAGTGGCACGCCTTACAAGACTCGCGGATTGCTCAAGTGGCTTGGATCGGGTGGTCAACCTTCCGATATTCCTGCCGCTTACCAAAGCGTTGCCAACGACACCACAGGAACCCAGACCGAGGCTACCTTCAACAGCGTTCTTCAAGAACTCTACGAAGCCAACGGAATGCCTGGTGGACAACTTACCTTAATTGCAGGTCCAAGCCTCAAACAAGAGATTTCAAACTTCTCTCGTCAGCTTGCCGCAACTAACGGAACCTATGTTGTCAACCAGGACGCTGAGTCCCGCAAGATCACTTTGACAGTGAATCTATATTCCGGAGATTTCGGAGATGTTGCAATCGTGCCTTCGCTTTTTGTGAATCGCACAAGCGGATCGGACACTATTGATGCTGATGCCGGACTTCTTGTTGATCCAGAATATATCGGAATGCACTCACTCAAAGCCGAGTCTGCCACCGAGTTGGAAGATCAAGGCGGAGGCCGCAGAGGTTTCGTAGATGTAATTTGCGGATTGGCCTGTTACTCACCAAAAGCTCACGGATTCTTCAATTAATCCATCTAACACTAAGGAGATTTAAGACATGGCTAATACAGACGTAACTCTCGATAACGCTCGCAAGAGTGTTCTCTCAAACCAGGAACGCGCTCAAGGGTTCACTCACAAGTACACCATCAAGTTCACAGACATTGACGAAGGCTCCGGTTCTTCCGATACTGTCACTGTTGCTCTTGGTGCTACACCGACTGACTTCATTATCACGAAGGCAATGGTTAATATCACAACCGCATTCGCGGGAACCGGAGGCTTGTCGATTCAAGTCGGTACTGACGGTGATCCGAATAACTTCATCACTGCTACTAGTGTGTTGACCGCAGGTCCACTCATTAGTGCAATTGGTGCTGCTCCAGTGACCTTGGCAGGAACCTTCGCGGTTGCTTCCGATGCTCTCGAAGCGTTGTTCACAAACTCCTCTTCCGGTTCGCCATCCGCGCTGACCGCAGGAGAACTTGACATCTACTTGGCCATGCACTCGGCCAACGACGTCGGTTAAATCGTTTTGTTGTTGTCAAGGGGTGGCTCAATCGAGTCACCCCTTTGACGCGACAAGCACAACCCAAACCCTATAACACTATGTCCGAAATTTTCGTCCCCAAGTGGAAGAAAGAACAAGGTAATGGTTCGTCGTTCATGAAAAATCTTGAACGGCATTTGCGTTACGAAGTTGACCTTGAAAAGTACGAGGCCAAGAAACGCGAAATAGAATGCGGCAAGGAGAACCAACACGGTGGCGTAATGGAAGGCGTTGGACAATTAAAAGCAACCATCCCCGCAAGAGAATACTTTCGTTGGCAGCAATTTAAACCGGGCTGCTGGGGGGATAAGCAATTCGTCAATGAGATGCTCCGCGATAATCCTTCTTTCAAAGCAAAATCATTTAACAAGAAAACCTTCCAAGGAGGCTTGGGACTAGCATGAGGCAAATCGCGGTAAGCGTACTTACGACCAACCTGACAAACATGGTTGGCGTCGATGCTTTGCTCACCGCAGAGTCTACGGCAGCAGTTAGAAGTTTTAACCGCTTTGGACGATTGGCATGGGAACGAACCGCATGGCCCCTTGCTTCGCGGTTAACTCAAGTCATCCCCGACGTTCGTGTAAGAAGCGTAGACGTTGGGAGTGGTGGCGCAAGCTATACATCCGCCCCAACAGTTGCATTCAGTGGAGGTGGGGGTAGCTCTGCCGCAGGAACCGCAACAATCAATTCCGATGGTGAGGTAAACGGAGTTGCGATGACGAACAATGGAACGGGATTCACGGGAGTTCCCACAGTATCTTTTTCGAGTGGTGGTGGAAGTGGTGCAACTGCAACTGCCAACCTCTTAGCTTACCTAGACTTTGGAACCACGATTGGCGAAATCTTCCGTGTTACAGAACAAGATCCGTATGGATTGGGTAATGCAAGTGACATCGCATTCCGCAATGTCTATGTCACAGGGGACGATGAATACGGAGAAGCAATCTTACCGCAACGCTCATCCACCTCGCCTGTATGGGTGTACTACAGAAGTCCTTATCCAAACTACGCAAGCAACGCTACTGACTTCCCATACCTCTTTGCAGAGTACGTTGTCCTCGGAGCATACGGGGATTGGCTTTCCTCAGACGGTCAACAGGACAAGGCACAGGCAATTTACCAACAGGCGGAATCCGTCATCCAGGTAGAGTTGGACAAACTTGAAAGACAAGAAGGACAAAGCCAACCACTTTTAATAGAAACATACGGCACAACTATTGCCACAACTGCATAATTATTATGGCATCTACATCAGAATATCGAGGACTCGGATTAAACGGGGGTGAGTACATTAACGACACTGCTGTCCACACCAACACAAACGGATGGTTTGCGATCCAAGCAACGGAGGATACCGTGTTGGCCGCTCAGTCGAGTAACATCACGAACCTCGATGACATCTGCACTGGGCAAGACGCAACCACCCTCTCAGCCGGAACGGTACTTTATGGAAATTTCCAAAGCATCGATCTTACGAGTGGTGCTGTAATTGCCTACAACATTTAATGACCCATTCAACCATATCCCTTGGCGTTGGATTGGGAGGTGGTAGGTCTGCCACCTCTTCGGGCAGGTTACCTGGGGGAGGGGGTACTTTTAATAACGCACTCTCGTTGGATTTAGATGGGTCTGACGATTATTTGAATGTCCCCCAAGGCGCGTTTAATCTAGGTGAAGGCAATTTTACTTTCAGTTTGTGGTTCAATGGGGATGCCTTAAATAGCACTTCGCAAACCCTTTTTCTAGTTCAAGGGGAAAACAACGCATCGGGCGGCCAACCTGCCCGATTCGGTGGGTTTGTTCAGTCAGGACGGGTTATTATAAGCGACTGGGGGTTTTCGGGTCATAGTTATTACGCAACAATAAACAATGGGGAGTGGTATCATTTTGTTACTCGGAGGAAGGGAACAGGTGCTAACGATTATTCGCTATGGGTAAATGGTGTACAGAGATTGACAGGTACTTTTCCATACAGTTCAGACAAAGGTGATGACACAGCTTCTACGCGCATTGGGATGGCACAAACATTTGGATACAATTTTAATGGAAAAATTGACGAGTTTGGATTTTGGAATTCAGCTTTAACTGACACGAATATAACTGACATTTACAATAGCGGAGTACCAAACGATTTAGGATCTCCTGGGTTAAATTTAAGTCCTGTAGGTTATTGGAGGATGGGTGATGGCACAGGGGACACCAATTCGGGCGGAGGCACTCCTGCAAGCGGTGATACAATAGGAACAGTAGTTAACCAAGGTTCTGCTAGTAACGTTGATGCGACGAACCCGAATGGTTCGCTTTATTCTAACTCCGTACCATCTTAATTATGAGCAAAAATTACGTAGTAATCGACGCTTCAGACGTCTCTTCAATTGACTTTAGCCAAATACAGGAATCCTCGGCTCAAACTTTAAGACATTCACTAGACGGATCTAAAACTTTCGTGAAGTTCGAGGGATCGACCCCAAGCTTTCTCGAAGGCAAAACCCAATACGATCATTCGGAAATACTGACCATACTCGCAACAGACGAATGGACCGATCCTGACTTCCCGCCCGCATGAAACGATGCCACCAAATACTTGCAGTCGATGCCATTCTCATCCTTGTACTTGTCCTTCTTACAAGCTGCAAAATGAGTTCGTGGTATCCCGCAATAGGCTCAGTAGCAGGTGGAGCGAGCGGGGCGATTGCGGGACCAATGGGAGGAGCAGCAGGTGCGGGTATCGGGTATGGTGCGGGGAAAACAGCACAGATGATGACCGAGAACGAAGAACTCAAGCAGACCGTGGATTCTTTGAGTCGTGGGGACGTGAACGCCTTGGTGAACCAAGGCTTAGAAAAGGGAATGGAGCAGCACAAAAGCGGATTCAAGGAATTTACCAGTTACATAAAAAAGATTCTTATCGTGGCAGCTTGTATTCTCGCAGCATACCTTTGCATTCCCATTTTCGTAGCCCGAAAAACAGCAGAAACTTGTTCAAAAACAGCAGCAGAAAAGCACATGACAAGACCTCCCTTCCCGACAAATGAAAAATCTTAATAACCTAATCGAGCTTTACCGCGCGATGACAAGACAAGGCAAAGTGATCACTTGGTTCGCAGCTATTCTCATATCAATTTTAATCCTAGACTGGTTGTTCTAATGTTTGATCGCGACTCACTCTTCGGCTTGGCAGGAACTGCCGCAACATTCTCAGGTTCACTTCACGAGTATATCGGAGTCATCGCAGGATCTTTGACCATCGTTTTTATGTTGGTTAAAATCATCCAATCGCTACGCAAAAGGAAGTGAAATGGGGAGGTATCGCTCATATGGAAATCTTGATGACCAGGTTCAATCAGAAGGTGATCGTGGATTTCGGGGGATAGATTCCTACAAAGAGAAGACCAGTCTTGAAGGTGGCTTCGTTGAGAAGTCCGAGAACATGCGATTGATTGGTGACTTGGCTGAGACACGCAAGGGTATCGACTTCCTTGCAGGTAGCGTGACCTTGACTTACAACGGAAGTGATGAGCGAGTCTTTGCTTCGACTTTGTTTAGCGATCCTGCAACGGGCGTAGAATTCGTAGTAGTTGCCACGAAGTCTAAAGCAATCATTTGGAATGACGCAAATAACTCAGGCATTGCGATTGACTACCCCGGTTCAGAAGTAGTCGCAGCAGGAGACGGTGCATCTTTTGTACAGTCGATGGAGAAGTTGATTTTGTTTCGTGGCAAGAACAAGACCCCATTGGAATGGGATGGTGATTACTCAA